CAATATTTAATTGGTCGACGTTGCGTATTGCCATTAATGGACGTTCGACCGGTGGATGATTGTGTTGTGCCAGCGCTACGTATGGACCCTAGAATTTATGAGGTCCAACGTCACACTCAGAAGGATGGTTATTCCCGGATGTTTGTGAGTGCTACCCTCTTTAATCACTTGAATCAGCTGTCCAAGCCGTCTAAATTAGATTATAATTCGTTATTACTAAAAGCGCAACGGTTTGTAACTTTAAACAAGTTTGATGTTTGTTTAGAGGATGCAGCTGATTATAGTTCTCTTGTCTACGATACGGTGGAGTTTTACTGTGCATGGTTTACCAGGAATGTTCTACCGCACGTACAAGAGACTATTCAAAATTTTCACTAGCCCCGAGTTGTGTTGCAGGCCTGCGGATGCCAATTACGGTTGCGTTTGGGTACCGTGTTGGCGAAGTTCGTTTACCGCCCTTCAAACCCCTGAAGGAGTCTTTCGAAATTAATGTCTGTCGGCCTAGAACCCTTAGTAGTCGGGTCTATATGCAACGCGACTTGGGGTGCGCATATCGAGGAGCTGCTTTACCGTTGCCTGATGCTTATTATTGGAAGAATAGGGTCGCAGGCGCACAGCGACGTATCGGTGCAGCAGTCCCGGATGTAAACCACAAAACCCTCAGGTCATTGCGTGATTTTGTCCGCAATTGGTGCAGAGCTAATCTGCGTCCTTTAACACCTGATGAGGTTCCGTCATTTGATGAGTGGCTAGAGCACACTGATTATCCGGAGTGGCGACGCGAGGAATTGCGTCAGGCCAACGAAAAATTGTTTCAAAAACGGCACTTAAATGTTAAAAGTTTCATTAAGACAGAAACTTACGAGGCATCCGACTTAGCACCTAATGGTGATTCAGTTCTCAAAGCCCCACGATTAATTAATTCTAGGTCGGATAAGTTCAAGTGCATGATTGGACCATACACTCATGCTATTGAACAGCAATTGTTTCGTACAAAATACTTTATTAAGTATGTGCCCGTTAATGAGCGACCGCAATGGATCATGGATAGGTTGAATGCGCCCGGATTTAAGTTCGTTGGTACTGATTTTTCAATGTTTGAATCTTCTTTTGCGCCTGAATTGCTTCGTGCAGTCGAACTCCAGATGTATGCGTATATGCTACGCGGTGTGCCAAATGGGTCTCAAGTCGTGAGCTGGCTTGTCAAGGCAATGACTCATGTCAATCGTTGTAAATTCAGCGATGGCACTAGCTACACTGTTACCGGCACTAGGATGTCAGGAGAGATGTGTACTTCCTTAGGTAACGGATTCACCAATTTGATGGTGTCACTATTTTTGGCGTCTCGACATATGCCATTAGGTGATGTTGATGGTTTCGTTGAAGGTGACGATGGTCTGTTTCGGATGAAGGGGTCCGTACCGACCGCAGCCGAGTATGCTGACTTGGGATTTAGTATCAAAATGGCTGTCTCTGATAATTTAGGAGAAGCAGGGTTTTGCAAGCAGTATTTCCATGAAGACGTAATGGTTAATCTGGTCGATCCAGTATGTCTTATGGTCAAATTTGGTTGGTCACATTCAATGTTGCGTTTCAGTGGTGCAGCCACTCAGCACGGGTTATTAAGGGCGAAGGCAGACTCACTCTTATACCAATGTGCTGGAGCTCCGGTTGCACAGGAATTAGCCTTGTATGCTAAACGTTGTGTAGGGGACGGACCCAAATATTTTTCAGGGGTTAGGGGTCGTCCAGCATACAATGAAGCCAATGTCGTTGGTACAGCGAAAAACATTGACCTTCGATCACGACACGTTGTGGCCAAGTTATTTGGGCTAAGCGTAGATGATCAATTGTCGGTTGAATCATATTTGCGAGGTTTGAAAACCCTTCAACCTCTGCATCATCCTGCAATTGACGATCTTGTTAAGAAGTCCTGGACGGATTATTATAATCGTTATGTCCGGACATACGTGATTGGCGAGTTCCC